CGTCGTGGAGCCATCGACGCCGTTCTCCAGTTTGATGAGCTCGTTCCTTGCGGCGCTGACTCGTCCGCTCATCCTCTCGAACTCGTCGTTCGCCTCGACGGACGCTGCGGACGCCTTGACGAGCTGCTGCTCTGCCGTGACGGTCGTGTCCGTGAACTTGCGCAGCTCCTCGGAGTCCCAGTTGGCAATCTTCTCGCGGACGGCAGCGGCCTCCTCGCCGACGTTCCTCTCTGCGTCGACGATGCTCGCGAGGGCCACCTTCAGTGCGTCGATGTTGTTGGGGTCAGTCTTGATTATCTCGCCCATGGACTGGGCTGTGGACGTGAGGCGCTTGTACCCGTCCTCCAGGACCTCTATCGCAGCCGTGAGGTCGTACACCTCCCTGGCCGCCGTGGACGGACCCTTCATCTCCGCCATCGCCCTGTTGACGTTGGCTATCATGGCCTCGGTCTTGAGTATCTCTACGTTGAGGTCCTCGAACTGCTGGACTATGTTGGCGCGCTCAAGCTCGGTCTTCGCGTCCTTGAACGCCCCCTTGAGCTCCCCCGCCCTGCCGAGGAACGACTCTATCTTCGCCTGACTCAGGCCTATCGTCGGAGCTATGCTCTCAAGCGTGGCCCTTAGGGTCTCGAGGTCGACGTTGCCGTTGTCGAAGTTGAACTTCGGCACGGACGAGTCGACGAACGAGTCGCGCAGCCTCTCGAACTTCTGCTGGATCTTCTCAATCTGGTCGCTGTCACCGAACTCGAAGGCGTGGACGTACGAATCTGACAGCTTCTCGAGTTCCTTCGAGAACGACTCGATGGCCTCCTCTGACGGCCTTATCGCGCTCGGAAGCTCGCGGTACATGTCCAGCAGCTTCTTGAACCCGTCGCTGCCGCTGAACACAGCCGTCTTGAACTCGTCGGACCCGAACGCCTCGGCGATTTCAGCCTTCTTTATCTTGGCGGCCTCATTCACGTAGTCTGTCACGGCATTGTGCATCCTGCCGAGGCTGTCAATGATTGTGTTGTACCTGGTGTTCGCCTGCGCCGCAGCCATCGCCGCGTTCTGCGTCTCGGCGGCGAGCTCTTGGACGGACCTCGTCTCCGCGTCGTCGCCGAACGCCATCTTCACCTGTTGGTTCGCGACGTCGCTTGCTGCCTGCCTGAGCTGGGTCAGCTTCATTGCCGTTTCGGACGCCTTGTCCGACATGAACCCCAACTGCATGTTGAACGCGTTGACGCTGCTGGGGTCGAGTCGCAGGGCCTGCCCGACCTTCCTGAGTTCCGCTTGTGTCTGTGACGCTGCGCCGTTTGCCGCCTTGAGGGCCTGTGTGAGCTTGGTGGTGTCTCCGCCGATTCGTATCGTAAGGCCGCGATAGGACTCCGCCATATGCGAGACCGCCTTTCCGTGCTATGCTCCGAAGAAGGCTGCGACCTGCTCGAAGGTGGCCTCCTCGGGCTCTTCCTTCGTGTTCTTGTACGACTGGGCCCTCGCCTGCAACATGAGCACGAGCCTGCCCCATGACATCTCTCGGACGTCCGACATGGACATCCCGCCGTCAAGCGCACTCGTCACTATCGATGTGTATGGGAGCTTGTCCCTATTCCTGCTCGCTGGTTTTTCCGGAGGCAGCGGCTCCGGCTCGAAACAAGCCCCTCTGCAGCTCTTCGGCGACCAAGGCATGCATCTCCTGCATGTCTGGCTCGCACTCAAGCAGCGACCTTGACCACTCGGAGTACGACGGCACGCTTCGGCTTCCCGTGATGTCCGACTCGGTCTTCAGCATTGCCCACAACGCACGCAAGGTCGCGTTCCAGTTGACTCGGGTGTAGTCGATGACGGTGGTAACGAACGCGCCGTCCTCATCAACGGTGAGCACGTCGTTCGATGACACGATGACCTTGCCTATGACATCAGCGATTAGGTCGCCGGTTATCTTCTCGTTCTCGTCATCATGGAACTCCTGCTCGTATATGAGGCACGTCCAAGCTGTGCAACGGAAGTCGACGTCGCCCTTGCCATAGTCAATCGTCGCCAAAAGAACCCTCCTTGTCTCGGTACACGAAGAGCGGGGCGCCCCACGTCGTGAGGTGCCCCGCCGCTGCATGCGCCGCTACTCCTTGGTGACTACCACGGTGTATGCGCCGGTGTCACCGTCGTTGGTGACGATGACGGACACGACGTTGGTGCCCTCGGACCACGTGACCGTGTCGCCGCTGTCGACGGACACGCCGCCGACGCTGATCGCTACGGTCGCGTTCTCGTCGGTTGCGGTCGCGGTGATGGCGTCAGACGCGTTCTCGGTCGTGGCGGTGTAGGTGGTCACGCCAGCGGAGAACGTGGGGGTAAGGGTCAGGGAGCCGATGGTGATGGCTGAGAGGGTGGTGTCGGCGGCAGCCTCGGCTACGTCGCCGGGCGTCTTGACCTCGTCCCACCAACCGGCGTAGTTGTCCTTGCCGGTCTTGGTGCTGTAGTAGAGGTACGCCTTCTCCTCTCCGTTGACCACGAAGGTCTTTCCGCTGAACTTACCCTCGTAGGAGACGGTCTGCGGCTCGGTCGTCTCGGTCTTGGTGCCATGGGACTCGGTCGAGCGCTTGAGCTTGCCGCCGAAGACGTTTACGCGAATGGCGCTCTCGTTGCCCTCGTACTGGAATCCGAGGACGAAGGGCTTGGCCTCGTAGTTGACGGGGAGGGCGAGGTCGCCGTTGATCTCCTCGTATCCGATGAGGTCCACCTTGGCCTCGTCGGGAAGGTCTGCGAGCTCGATGGTCACCTGGTCGCTGGCCGCACCGTTTGCCGTGAAGTAGAGCTCGTTGTCCGCGTAGAAGTCGTTCTGGGACTCCTGCGGCTCGAGGTTGATGTTGACGGCGCCGGGCAGACGCTTCCAGGGACCGAAGCCATCCTCGGTCTCGAGGGCGTAGCGTGCGTTGGAGACGCCGAAGTGGATCGACTTACCAGCCATGTTAGGCCTCGCTTTCTCTTAGCTTTTCTGGGCTCAGTGAGAGCCTGTAGTCGTGCGTGAGGCAGCCCTCGGTGTCCAGGTACGCGGCGTTGTAGAGCCGCCACGGCCCGAGCCTCGAGAGCGCTGCCTCGAACCTCTCTATGAGGTCCGGGTCGTTCTCCTCGAACAGGAGCTCGACCCGGTATCTGGGGATGCGGGCGTAGTTCTCGCCGTCTGCGAAGAACTCCTCGCCGCGTTGCCTGCTGTAGGCGAACCACGGCAGCGGAGGCGCATTTCCGGGCCTGTATGCAAGGTACGTGCCCTTGCAGACCTCGGTCAGCGTCTTGTACAGGAGTGCGTTAGGCGTCATCGAGCGCCTCCCCAACGGCGTCGGACACGATGCCGAACGCCTCCTCGAACGCCCTGTCAGCCGCGTCCGCAACATGCGGTATCGCGTCGACCCTGCCGCCGCCAACCTTCGCGTGGCCGAACTCGAGCAGGTGCGGCAGTCCCGGCAGCTTGGGCGACCCGACCTCACCTGCCGGGTGGTCTTGGCTCTTGTCGGTCATGTGGGACCGTATTGAGCGCGCATAGGCCCCGGTGGTGTAGGTCTTCCCGTGCTTGCGGTACGTGCGCTCGTTGCTCCTCTTGCCGCGCTTGCCGCCGAACTTCTCGCGGGCCTCGGCTCTCCACTCCCTGGCGGCTGCCTTGACCCCGTCGTTTATCGCCTCGGGCATGCGGTCCCTAACGCCGTCTCCGACGCTTGCGAGGATGTCCCCGAGTGACTTGGCGAAGTCGTCGGCATCTATCGGCCTAGTCATTGCCGACCCTCCTGCGGATGATGAGCTTCCAGTTCTCGCGCTCTGTGGTGGCCGCTATGACGTCCATCTCCTTGCCGTGATAGATGCATTGGTCCTCGTTGTCATAGTCAATCTGGCGGACGTAGACCATCGCCATCTCGCGAAGGCCGACCTCGGGGACGTTGTCGTTTCCGCTGATTCGCACCTCTGAGGACCGGAGCTGGGCCATCGTCATCGTGCCGATGATGCCGGGGTTGCAGAAGACCTCGCGCTCGGTGCGCTCGCCCTCGTGCCATCCGCCCTCGTCGTCCTGGTATGCCTCGGGTGCCGACAGGAGCGTTATCGTCTCGTTCCAGCGACTCATGACGAGACCTCGTTCATGCTGGAGTTGACCATCGAGGTCACGGTCCAGTTGTATCGTGACCAGTAGCGGTCTGAGTCTGAGTTGTCGAACCCGTAGTTGGCCTTGCAGTACATGATGACCGCAGCGTGGGCCATCGGGTCCATCGAGCCGTCCTCGCCCTCGGCGAGCAGCTCCTCGCGTATGCCGACGCGCCTCATGTCGCGCTTGGCGGCGTCAATCCACGCCTTCACCTCTGAGTCAGTCTTGGTCGACACGACCCTCAGCGCGACCCTCACGTCGTCGAGCAGAGCCATGGGCCTACCCCCTGAGCAGATTCGCTATCGCTTCCTTGTTCGCGTTCCTCGGGACCCTGAGCCCGCGCTCCTTGGCAAGTGCGCGTAGCTCGCCGATCCTCATCGAGGAGTAGTCGGCGGCCCCGCCCTCGTCGGACGGGACCGCCTCGTAGGTGACGTATCCGGGTATCGCCTCGTCGATGTGCCTAGCACGCTCCTCCGTAGCGGAGAAGACGTCCCCTACCGAGCGGACCACGTTCTCCTGCCTGTCATGGAACGCGCGGAGGACCGTGACGGTGACCATCGGCATGTGACTCACTCTCCGTCGTTGAATATGTCGTCGAAGTCGCTCTCGTCAAGCGACCCGGTCTGGATGGCGTCCTCGACCGCCTGCGCGATGAGTGGCTCGATGCGCTCTTGGATTGACTCGTCGATCGCGTCAGGCAGCAGCTCGGCCACGATGGCCTTGACGTCGTCGGGCGAGATGCCGCCGCCCGAGAGCATGGTCTCGAGCTGGTCGAGCAGGTCCGCCTTCGTGGCCCCGAACTTCGGCGTGCCGCCCAGGTTCCTGATTAGGTCGTTGAGGTTGTCGTATGTCGTCTGCCTCTTGGTGTTTGGCATCAGATCACCTCGATTCTGTCGCCGTCACCGATGACGTGTGACTCAGCCACTTCGGAGCTGATGTGGCAGGTGTATGCGTGGATGCCGTCCTCGTCGGAGAGGGACGGGTAGTTGGACTCCTCGTCGAACACCAGTGCGGCGCACGGGGCCTTGGCCTGAGCGTCTCCGACCATGCCCTCGGCGGTGCCGTTGGTGGCGATGGTCGTGCCCATGAGGTTCACGACGCCCGCCCGTGACAGGACGCCGCACCCGCCGGTGACGTCGATGACGCAGTTCTTGACGTCGAACGTGTCGTCGGTCGGGCAATAGATGCCGCACGCGATGTAGCCGCTCGTGACGATCGCGCCGTGGAGCTTGGAGTCACGGATGGTGATTGCGTTGCCGCCGAACCCGCGAGAGCCGTTGCCAGCGACCACAGCGTTGTCGGATGCGTACGTGTCGCATCCCGTGATGACCACGGTCGTGCCCTTGGCCTTGCCGGTGATGACGGCACCCTCGACGGACTTGACCGTGCAGCGCTCGACCCTCGTGGTCGCTCCGCTGTTGGACACGATGGCGAAGCTCTTTGTCGACTCGACGGTGCCGCCCTTGACCGTGAGCTTGCCAGAGTTGGTTATCGCGACCTGCTCGGTCACGATGGAGTGCCCGTTGAGGTGAAGCGTCGCGGTGACCCCTGCGGGTATCGCGACCGTCTGGTCGAGGTCTGCCATGAGCTTGACGGTCCTGCCGTTTGCCTCGGCTATCGCCTCGTCGACGGACTCGTAGCCCACGTTGCCTAGCTTGCAGGCGTACTCAGGCTGTTCCCTGACCGTTATCTGGCCGTCTGTGACCTCGATCATCCGGGAGAGTTGGGAGACCATGCCGGTAGTCGTGTCCGACTCGGTCTCCCAACCGAGAGAGTTGATGAGCCCGGCTAGGGCCTCCCTCATCCTCATTAGGCAGACGCGCCCTTGACCAGGAAGACCCAGCCGTAGCGGTTGGAGACGCGACCGTCGCACGCGACGAGCAGCTTGGTCTTATGGGCGTTGTTCTCGTGGTCATCCCACGTCACGACCGACATGGGCATGCCGGGCTGCGTGTTCATGGTGTAGTTCTTGAGGTTGCCGAAGATGCCGAACACGTCACCGACCTCTGCGCGGTCGTAGCTCGGCAGAATGGTGTTGGGCGTGAGGGCCACGGGGCCGACGCCACGCAGCGAGAGGGCCTGCGAGTCTCCGCCGACGGGGTTCACCAGCGAGATGGGGCGGTTGTTGTCGTCGTGAAGGACGTCGACATGGTTGCCCCAGGTGCCGCGCGACAGAAGCATCGTGCCGTTGCCCTGGTACATCGGGTTGAACTCGTCCTTGAACAGGATGGTGGACCAGAACTTCCAGTCGTCGATCTGGGCGTCGGTGACCTCGATGAACAGGGCCGTGCCGCCGCCAGCGCCGTTCTCCACGGTGCCGTCGGCCTTGACCACGTACTTGCCCTTGCCGTCGGTGCCGTTGAGGCGCTGGTCGGTCAGGATGCCCCAAGGCTGCATGTTGCCGGTACCCCGCACGATGACCTCGTCCATCGCCAGGGCGTAACCGTCGGCGAGCTCCTCGGCCAGAAGGCCCTTGAAGTCGTCGGCCATGAGGGCCTCGGCGAGGAAGGTGCGGCTGTGGCGGCACTCGAGCATGTTCCACGCCCAGTGGAACACGGTCGGGTCCTCGTCGCCCTGGTAGAGGGAGACGATCTTGTCGTTGGAGCCGAGCCACGTGAACTCGAGGTGGAGGTCCGCCTCGCGCTGTCCGAGCTGACCCTTCTCGTGGACGTGGTTGATGAGGTTAAAAAGGACGGCCTTCTCGCGCAGCTCGCGCACGAAGCCGGCGTTGAGGCTGTACGGGATGGCGACGGCGTTGCTGTCCTGGTTGGCGAACGTCGGGTCGTCCATGTTGGTGAACGTGCCGGGGATGTCGACGGCCTGCGTCGCGCGCTCCTGGCGCACCTTGGCGGCCACGGCCTCGTCGAGGCGGCCGCGGGTGAGCAGGGCCTTGGCGACGGCAGTGCGGTACTCCTTGGAGTCGGTGTAGTGCTCGGACGCCTCGCGTGCGCGGGCCTGGAACTGGGGCTCTGCCTTGGGCATGGCGCGCTGCTCCTGCGTGCCGTCAGACGCGAGGACGGTCCCTGCGCCGTTTGCCACGGCCTCGACCCTGCTGCTGAAGAGCTTGTTGGCGCGGGAGCGACGCTTGGCGTCGGCCTCGATGAGGTCGGCCTCGGCGAACAGCATCTCGTCGGTGACGCCCTCGGGCAGCTCATCGGCGTTCATGAGGTCATAGACCTCCTGCTTGCGGGCCACGAACGTGTCGTGGTCCATTGCGCGGTACTGTGCCGCGCTGAGGGACTCGAACATCTTGAGCCTCCTTCTCTGATGGTAGATACGGGTTGTCGCGGTCAATCCGCCGCGCTCACGTCGGTGGTCGCTCCGCCGCCGCTCCCCTGATCGCTCCGTCAGAAAGGAGATGTGAGATGTATGTCAAACCCTCTCGGGTGTTGGACCTAGATGGTCTTGAGTGCCATGGCGCGCGCACGCCTCATGCGTCGCCTGCGTGCCTTGTCTGCCCTCTCTGCGGCCTCCTCGGCCATGCGCTGCTCCTCCGCCTGCTCGGCGGCGATGCGCTCCTGCTCGATGCGCGCCTCCTCGGCCTTGCGGTCGGCCTCGATGACGTCCGCGAGGTACGAGCGCTTGCGCATCTCCGAGATGTCGGTACCTGGGTTGGCGGGAATCCCGACTGCGCTGCAGTCGAAGATCTTTGATATGCGGGTGATGGTCGTGTGGTACGTGCCGTCCTCGTCGCGCGTGTACGTGTATCCCTCGCCGTCCTCGTCAGAGGCAATGATGAAGCCGAAGCTCATCTCGACGACGAGACCGTTCTGGATGGACTCGTACAGGTCACGTGCCTGCTGGCAACCGCTGAGGTCTGCCTCGCACCATGCGCCGTGGTCATCCGTTCCGATAACGAGCGACCCGTTGCGCATGCGCGCCATCACGGGACCGACGTGGTCGTACTGCATGATGACGTCAGACATGTCTGCGTCATCAAGCGCATGGCG